GGTATTCAATCTTATGCGTATATTTTCACTCTTGATAATGTGCTCTCTGGCAGCAATGGCGGATACTATTATGAATCTGGATCTCGTGCCGCCTCTAAGTCTGCAACAAGTGCCTCCTACGGCGATATCTTAGACCTCGGATTTGGTCAGTTCACTGCTCCGATTTGGGGCGGATTTAATGGTTGGGACATCACGAAGCCCGATCCTCTGTATAACACTGGAATGTCGGACATTAGTAGTGTAACCGACCGCAATAGTTATGCTTATAACACCATCAAGCGAGCCATCGATACGGTAGCCGACCCTGAGTCTCTTAACATGAACCTCTTGTCGGCGCCCGGTGTGACGGTTGCTGGGCTTACTACCCACATGGTAAACGTTTGTGAAGANCGCGCTGACGCGATGTCTCTCATTGACTTGCCCAATGTGTACTTGCCTGCTTCCGAGGGATCTTATTCCTCACGCAGCACAAAGGCCTCTCGTATCGCCACAACCCCACAGCAAGCAGCCACAGCACTTCGGGATCGACGAATCGATTCCAGCTATGGTGCGACTTTCTATCCGTGGGTTCAAACAGTAGACGACCGAACCGGCCGTATGCTTTGGATTCCGCCTTCTGTCGCAATGATGGGAGTGTTGGCATCCTCGCAGGCAGCGTCCGAATTGTGGTTCGCTCCAGCGGGCTTCAACCGCGGCGGACTTAGTGACGGCGCCGCAGGCATNCCGGTTACTTCTGTGACTGAAAGGCTTACGTCTAAAGAGCGCGACACTCTTTATGATGCACGCATTAATCCGATTGCCTCGTTCCCCTCTAGTGGAATTGTGGTGTTTGGACAGAAGACGCTTCAAGAGCGCCAAAGNGCNTTGGACCGNATTAATGTNCGCCGACTCGTTATCTACTTGAAAAAGCAGATTTCTATTCTCTCCACTCAAATTCTGTTTGAGCAAAACGTACAAGCGACGTGGGCGAGATTTAAGGGACTTGTCGAACCCTTCCTGCAGAACGCAGTCGTGAGATTGGGACTTACAGAATATAGACTGATACTGGACGAATCTACTACAACCCCAGATTTAATTGACCAGAATATTATGTACGCCAAGATCATGGTTAAACCTGCACGCTCTATTGAGTTCATCGCGATTGATTTTGTGGTGGCATCGACAGGAGCATCTTTTGATGACTAAAGATACGGGAGTTTTTCCTCCCGTTGACTATTTAATTTTGAAACCTTATAGGAGTACCTAAATCATGCCATTCTGGTCAACCAATCATTCCAACAACGCCGCTCTAAACGATCCCAAAAGATCATTTAGATTTGTAGTGCGCTTTAACGGACTTAGCGAAAATACGCTTTGGTACGCAAAAACCGCTACAAAGCCTTCTTTTCAAATCGCTTCGGCAGAGCATAAGTATTTGAATCACACCTTTTATTATCCTGGTGCTGTTACGTGGCAGGATGTGTCGGTGACGTTGGTGGACCCAGTGGATCCGGATATGGCAGCATCTTTGACAGATATTGTGCAAGCCGGCGGATATGTGATTCCTACTCCTGGTAATAACAGCACGATGACCAAGGCTAGCGCTTCGACAGCGCTGGGTGTGGTTACGGTTTCTCAAATCGATTCTAACGGAGTCGCACTGGAAACGTGGACGCTTAACAATGCTTTCATTACTGAAATTAAGTACGGCGACCTGGAGTACGGGAAAGACGATTTAACGGAACTGAGTGTTACCATGAAGTATGATTGGGCCACTTTGGAAGCCCGAGGAAAGAGCATCCGTGATAAGACCACAGCCAAGGGCGAGAACAACAAGTTCTGGTCTGTCGGCGGCGGCGGCACGAGCTAATAATTTTTAACAAAGAACAAGAGGTGAATATTGTCACGCAATAAAGATCGCTTGGGTATGGGCAATACCACCCCAGATAACAGTGGCCCCCCACCCCAAGCGTTACAACAAGAAACATCGGGATTCTCATTTGTGGTCCCAACGGAGTATGTAGAATTACCCTCCAGGGGACGATTCTATCCTGAAGACCATCCATTGCATGGACAGGAGAGTATCGAGATTAAACAAATGACCGCTAAAGAGGAAGATATTTTAACTTCCCGCACCCTCCTTAAAAAAGGGGTAGCTTTAGATCGAGTTATTCAGAACTTAATAATGGATAATCGGATTAACGCCGATAATGTATTAATAGGAGACCGAAACGCGATTCTTATTGCTATTCGCTCGTCTGCGTATGGAAATATTTATACGACGAAGGTGGCGTGTCCGGCATGTGAAGCATCGCAAGATTATTCTTTTGATCTAAATGAGGCGAATGTCTTTGATGGCACCCCGGAGGAAACCGATCTGGAGATTGTCGATCACGGCGATGGGACGTTTGATATCGTCCTTCCCAGCACCGCAGTTACCGCTACTTTTCGACTTTTAATTGGTAGAGATGAGAAAGCCATTTTGAAGGGTGCCACTAACAAGCAGAAGAGTTCTTACGAAAAAGCAGTCACAACCCAACTCCGCAATATGATTGTAGCTGTCAATGGTGACGATTCTCCTCAAGCCTGTAACTATTTGGTGGAAAATATTCCTTCTATAGACGCACGCCAGTTGCGAATGGCTTATAAAACGGTGGCTCCCAATATCGATCTAAACCAAGAGTTTAGCTGTGGCGAGTGTGGTCACGATCAAGACATGGAGGTTCCGCTCACCGCGGACTTTTTTTGGCCTGACCGATGAATATTCTGAGAATATTTATGAGCAGTTCTTCTTCTTAAAGTATTCAGGCGGTTGGTCATTTGCGGAAGCTTATAATCTCCCGGTGGGACTTAGAACGTGGTTTGTGGAGCGTCTCATAAAACAGCTTGAGGCAGAATCGGACGCAATCGAAAGCGCTTCCAAGGGCGGCAATAGCTCTAATACCCACACTTTAACGACCTTCAATCAGCCAACCGAACCTACTGAGTATTAAGAGACAGGTAAACCCTGTCTTTTTTTTATGCAAACTATTTATTAGGGACACCTCTCGAAGAAGGACACTAGACAATGGCCGTTCCCCCCACCGCCGAAGAACTAAGACAAAGACAGCTAGCTGTTGAGCTTGCCAGAGAAGAACTTGAGCTTCTTAAAGCGCGCCAAGCCGCGGGAGACACAGTACTGGCCGATGGGCGTTCTATGGCGGATGCGCTCCGTGACCAGCAGGTCGTAATCCGAGACAATCTGGATAGTGTACGCACCGCCGTGGAAGAGCGCCGCAAAGAATCAACGGCCCTGAAGGAACAGCTAGCACTCCTCGCCCAACAACACACCACCATCGACAACATGGCCAGGAGTTTTGAAAGAAATCAACTGCTCATCGAAAATCAAGTTGAGCAGCAGAGGAACAGCATCGAGACTCGGCGGGAAGAAATCGCTCTCCTGATAGAAGCCGGCGGACACAACACCGAAGCCATTGAGAATGCCCGCGATGCCATCGCCATAGCGCAGGATCGAATCAATTTATTAAATCGGCAAAACGCAGCCAGCGGCCGCGCCAGCGAACTCATCCAGGCGCAATTGGGCGGCACGCTCGGGCTAGTCGGTGCCATGGATGAATATACGCAAGCCACCGATGCGGGCCAAAGAGGCATGTATTTGCTGGCGTCAGCTACCAGAGCAAGCGCCGGCGCATTTAACTTTATACTTGGCTCTATTAAAAGCATGGTAATGGGCGCGCACATTGCCGAAAAGCAATTTGAAAAAACTTTCCAACTTCCTGCAGAATATACGACACGCTTACACGAAAATTATAAAGCTTTAAATCAGTATGGTATATCTGCTGAAGAAGCTTCCGCCGCTACCGGAGATCTTGTAACGAATGTGACCGAATTCACAATGGCCAGCGGAACCCAGCAAGACTCACTCGTAAAGACCACCGCACTTCTCGCCGAAACCGGCATTGCATCCGCCGATGTGGCAAAGGGTGTTCAAACTTCTATGAAGATGTTTGGACAGTCGATTCAAGGCGCTGAAACTACAGCCTTAGAATTAGCTGCTGTTGCACGCGAACTTCAAGTGATGCCCGGAGAAATGGCTGCGCAGTATGCCGCTATGGGTCCACAATTAGCCAAATTCGGTAGGGAAGGCATTTCTACATTCAAAGAACTCTCCCGTATTCAAAAGCTGACAGGCATGGAAATGGGCAAAGTCTTGCAAATCGCCAGCAAATTCGACACTTTCGAAGATGCTGCTACGGCGACTGGAAAGCTCAATGCTGCATTAGGTGGTAACTTTGTTAACGCGATGGATATGATGATGGATACTGATCCTGCTTCGCGTTTTGAAACGATTCGCGGCGCAATTGAAAACGCAGGGCTTTCGTTTGATACCATGTCATATTATCAGAAGCAGTTTTATACCGACGCGCTGGGTTTGTCAGATGTTGGCGATTTAGCCTTAATGCTAAGCGGTCGCACCGATTTAATGACCGACGCCACAGACGCATCTGCCGAGTCCTATGAGAAGCAAGCGGAAAGGGCGAAATCAGTTCAAAATATCCAAGAACAGCTTCAAAACATTTTGGCAGATAATGCGGATGAATTTTTGAAACTAGCCACTATAGCCGCCAAGTTCTTACACTTCCTTAGTGATAATATGTGGATGGTAAAAAACTTTACTAGAGTATTGTTCGCCTTGAAAGTAGTGCAAATAGGCATGATCGCCGTAAATACTGCGGCAGCGGCGGGCTGGTGGGGCTTTACTGCCGGCATGTCGGCTGCAGATATGGCATCCAGAAAAGCAAAGTTCGGGATAGGGCTGTTGGTAGTCGCCCTAATCGCATTGGCAGTTCTTGGGCTCCTGATGAGGTCTCCCTCTCTTTTGGTTCTAACACTTGTTGCTCTCGCCGGCGCCCTTTGGTTGACCTCTAAAATCTTGAGTAAAGCTGCCCCCCAAATGGCGGCGGCAGGCGCTGGCATGACGGCTTTTGGAATTGGCTTGTGGTCGGTTGTACCACCTATCGCAATTCTTATTGTGTCTGTGGCACTTTTGGCCGCTGGGATTGGCTATATGGCCTCCAGTTTTGGCGAAATGTTTAATGCGCTGAGTCCGGAAAAAATAGCACTCGCAACCACATTTCTTTTATCCTTCGGGCTAGCAGCTATAGGAATGCTCGCCGCCGGCGTAGGGCTTATAGCGTTTGCGATAGGAATGGGTGCCCTCGCATTTGCTCTAAAGTTTATTGCCACAGATGATTTGACAGCCATTGCCACCATTATGAAATCTATCGGAGAAATCCCCACTGGAGGGATGGGTGATTCCGCTACTGGTATTCGCGGTATTGCTACGGCTATTGATACTATTTCTATAGATAGTTTAAGCGCTCTTCAAAAAACGGCGGAAGCTTTTAGTAACTTAGGAAGCGCTGTTAGAAGCGCACTGACCCCCCTGCAAAGTTTAATGGCCAGCATGGCTGGGGCCAGTACAGGTAACATTGCTGGCATAGCAACAGCACTACAAGGAACTACAGATGCGATCAATGATCTTCCCGTAATGAAAACAATGGTACTCACTGCAGGATTCGGAGCAATGGCTTTAGCCGCCATATCCATGGCTCCGATTGCCATGGCCTTTGCTGCCGGAGGAGGCGCCACCGGTGCCACCAGGGCCTCTGGTGCCGCGGCAAGCTCCACTACTGCAACCGCTGCCGGCGGAGGAACTTCCGCACAAAATATTACAGTTCGTCTTGAATTAGACGGCAAACTTTTGGAAGAGAAGGTAGTTAAGATAATGGGTGATCAGTACAGACCTATTTTTGCAGGACAAGGATAATAATTAATGGCCAAGGACAATAACAAGAAGCCCGCTAAGCCTATTGGCTCCCACTGGTTTAACAGTAC